TATCAACGGTAGAAATTGAGAATAAGCGCGGTTGGGTTGCCTACGGTGTAGATAACCTATACCCTAACTACCTAATTGAACTTGCGCAGAATGTGCCGGTACACGGTGCGTTAGTGAGTGGCATTGCTCAAATGGTAGCGGGACTTGGTGTAGAATCTGAGAACCCCAATGCAAATAAGTTTCTTAGCGTTTGGGATATAAACGAACAACTGCCATTCATTGCGTTTGACCTTAAATGTCACGGCGGGTATTTCCTTGATGTCATAAAACCAATCGACCAAAAGTTAGCGGGTTTCAAAGCGGCGAAGGTTAATCATTTGCCGTTTGAAAATATGCGTCTTGCTTTTGACGAAGAAAGTGGAAAGGTGACGGGTGCATGGTATTCTAGGGATTGGGAGAACCCAAATAAGAAGCGAAACAAACCCGTGTTCATTCACTTGTGGGATGACATAAAGGACAACGCAGATTGTGCAAGGGGTGTAATCTTTACACAACTACCAACGGCGGGATCAACTTACTATCCAAAGCCCGACTACATCGGGGGGCTTCATTATATTGAAATGGCTAGACAGATAGCTGTTTACCACTTGAACAATATTCAGAACGGTCTATTCCCGTCATTCATCATTCAGTTCAACAACGGACAACCTGACGCGGGAAAGGCGCAAGTAATGAAACGTGATATTGAGCGATCAATTAGCGGGGCAAAGAATGCGGGTAAGTTCATCATGTTGTTTAATGAATCAACTGCAGAAGCCGCATCATTTGAATCATTCCCGATCAATGACGCTGACAAGCAATATCAGTTCTTAAGTGAAGAAAGTGACAAGAAAATATTTGTTTCGCACCGTGTCACTACGCCGTTAATCTTTGGTATCAGAGATGGCAGCGGTCTAGGTTCGAACACGGACGAAATGAAACAAGGTCTTGAGATTATGATGAATAAAGTAATCGCGCCTATGCGAAAACTTATTACTCGTGACCTTAAAGGACTATTGCAGAACGAAGGTATTGACGCAAACATTTCATTCATTGAAGATAGCCCGTTGGGCGTGGATGATAACGCCGTTTTAATCGCTGAAAAAAAAAAGATTTGTTGTAGTCACGAAGGCGACAAACTAACGGTTGAACTCGAATCAAAATTAGTCGCACATTTTCAGAATGTAGGCGAAGAAATAGACGGCGAAGAATGGGAGTTGATGGATGAGCAACCCGCGCACGATACTAGAGAGGATGAAGAGTTGGCGGTTTCAAAGTGGAAAGAAGCGCAGTTGAAAGCCGAGATTGAATATGCAAACGGCGACCAAAAGACATCTCCAAAAAAAGAAGCAGACGAAGGTGGTGACATTGGACTGTATAAAATCCGTTACCAATGGGCGGGAGATAGCACAACTAAAACACGCCCCTTCTGTTTGATTATGGATGGAATACGCGATGAAGGGTTAGTATTCCGGTACGAGGATATTCAAGCGATGGGGGATGATGGGGTAAACGGAAACTTTGCACCAGAAGGGCAAACATCATACGACATATTCCTTTGGAAAGGTGGCGTTTACTGTCACCACTTTTGGAAAAGACAAATCTATTTCCGCAAAAGAGAGAAAGGAAAGTTTTTACCCAATGACGGATTGAAAAATGATAAACGAGTGGGCAACGTGCCGTTCGTAAAAAAGAAAGGATTTGAATCCGTTGCACCAATAGACACACCAACACGCGGTTCACTTAAATACGCTTAACACAATGGCACAAGTATTACTCATAACACCCGAATATCTTAGAAAGTACACCGCGTTTAACGATGCGATTGAAGACAATCTAATTTACCCCGCTACAAAGTTGGCTCAAGACAAATGGCTTGAATCATATTTAGGTACTGACCTAACACAGAAACTCTACACAGACGTTGCGGGATCGGGAACTACTGGAAACTACACTACGCTACTCGAAAGCTACGTGCAACCGATGCTTATGTGGTACACGGTCGTTGAAATAATGCCGAACATTTACACTAAGTTTGTGAATGGTTCACTAGTTATCCGTACTTCAGACGATACGCAAGTAGTGGATATGCAGCTATTCAATAAAATGGTAAGTGATGCACGTAACAATGCACAACACTATACCCAAAGGTTAATCAATTATCTTTGCGCGAATAGTGGATTGTTTCCCGAATACAATTCAAATCAGTTCCCAGACCAATCACCAAAGAGGGATAACTATAATGAGAACTCAATGGTGTTTAGTAGCGGCAACACCGCAATGAGCAACCCTCAACTACGCGGTGTATATGGTGAATGGTGTCCAACATGGTGCAATAAAATACTTAATTGATATGGTTAAAAAGACCAAAACAAATAAAGAGTTAAAAAAAGTGTATCACGAGAAATTAAAGGCGTATATTGCCAAAAAATCAAATGATAAGAAATGAAAGACAATTCACTAGATATATTTATGCCATATTTAGAGCTATTCAAACTTAAATTACCGTTCTTATTGGCGTTCACTTGGTCGGCTATTGCGGGACTGTTCAACACTTATATATTCAACGACTGGTCTTTCCTAGTTTATCTAGTCATAATGATAATAATAGACACTATTCTAGGTGTTTGGAAAGCGTTTAAGTATGGGAATTTGTCAAGCGCTAGGTTTGGTGGCCTAGTAATTAAAAGCGTATTGTACGCAATCTTTTTAGTGGTTATTCACAACCTCACAAACTTCAGCACCAACGATGTCACTAAGTCAATATTTATGTGGGTTGAAGAATTATGCTATGCGGCTTTATTAGTCCGTGAAGCTATATCGATCATTGAAAATATAGGCGCAATCAAACCCGATTTGCTTCCCGTGTGGATATTGAAAAGACTAAAGTCATTTGACAAAAACGGTAAATTTGTAGCAGAATGAGAACGGCGGCACGCCACCAAACGACCAAGTAGATTAAAAAGTAAAGCCTCCCATTTCTGAGAGGCTTTTTTCTTTTTTACAAAGTAGCCCAAGTAGCCATCGAAAGTTCCTTTAGCGGTACAAATATAAGTGCAATTTTTACCACCCGCAACACATTACTCTAATTTAGAATCATTCAAAATAATTTATATCTTTGGCTTATGAGAAACATTACTCACATCGTTATTCATTGTACGGCAACTGGCCAAGATGCAACAGTTGAAGCAATAAAAAGATATTGGAAAGAAAAGTTAGGCTGGAAGCAAGTAGGCTATCACCATATGATTGAGGCAAATGGAAAGGATAACCAACTCCTTTCAATCGCTCAACCATCAAACGGAGTAAAAGGTCACAATGCCTCAATAATCAATATCTGCTACATTGGCGGGGTGGATAAGTTCGGCAAACCGATTGACAACCGTACACCGGCACAAAAGGAAACCTTATTGAAGTTGATCCGTACATATAAGAAAATGTTTCCAAACGCAATCGTGCAAGGTCACAAAGACTTTCCAAATGTGGCGAAGGCTTGCCCTTGTTTCGATGCGAAAAAAGAATATTCATCAATCAAATAACAAAATGAAAAATTTACTATTCATCATTGCGATTATCGCGCTTTCAAGCTGCGGCAAACTAAAACGCATCACCCAGACAAACGACACAGTTGATAAGGTCAAGACTGAATCAACTACAACCGTTGAAGCAACCGTTGTCGAAACAATCGACACCACAGTAATACTCAAGCCCATCGAAATCAATGTAGAAAATTCAATCATCGACCTAGTTGATACAACTAGATTAGTAATTGACACCGACGAATTAGAAGTCAAGCTATCCATTGACACCTTGACTAAGAAGGTAAAGACACACGCACGAATAAAGGAGCGAATTATACCCGTTCAAAAGACGAAAATCAGCAGCATAAAATGGGGAGAAGAAAAGAGTTCTCGTATAGTTCACAAAGACAATAGCGAAAGGATAGAAACCGAGAAACCGAAAAGCACAACATCATTTACTTGGTGGGTTATTATTGCCCTAATCATTGTAGGTGCATTCACTTTGTTTCGGGTTATGCCTTTTCGGATAACGAGATTGTAAATGGGGTCCAATCTATTTATTCATCAAAAAAAAGCCCCGTCGAATTGATAGGGCTTTTTTGTTTATTCAACAATACTTTGTTGCACTAATTCAGTCGGTTCAAATAAACTTCCTTGCGCTCTGTGGTTATCAAGTCTTTTCTTGCCATTCTCAAAATACTCTTTGTCTAATTCAGAAAGAACCAAATCAAAACCTAAGTCGTGACAAGCTAAAGCGATAGACATCGAGCCGCCGTGCGTGTCTAGTATTTTATCTCCTTGTTTAGCGTAGTTGGTTAGAAGCCATTTGTATAGTGCTACTGGTTTTTGGGTGGGGTGGATTCGAACTTCCTTTTCTTTCATGTTAGACTGAATCATTCCATGCCACGAAATATCAACAAAATTTAATTTATTCTGCCAACTAACCCACGCTAATTCTCCAGTGCTATAAGTCGGCATTGTGACGTTTTTATGCCAATAAATCATTCCGCCAACTAGACCGAAGTAATTTGCGCCCCAAATTATTTGACGCTTACTAACTCTTTTCAGCTCCTCAAAGTAATCGTCTGAAGGGATTTCAGCATCCCATAATTGAGAGCCGTATTTTTTTGACTGTGACGCACTTTTTTTAGATTGCTTTTTATCTGCATTGTTTTTAACATCTGCATCAATCCCATAAGGCGGGTCAACAATAGCGAGTTCAAAATGATTGTCGGGGTAGCGTTTCATCAACTCCATGCAATCTTCGTTGTATAATTCTATTTTGCTCATTTGAGTATGTTATTTGATTTGAGCAAAGATATAAAAAAAGCCCCCACAATTACGCGGGGGCTTATCCTTGTCGGGATTTCTAACCTTACTTATCAAACGGCGACTGCATAACTTTTCCAGTCTTTACATTGAACCAAGCTACTTGTCTTGGATAGTGACCGTTCGGCGTTCCATTCGCCGCGCTAATCTCTACCGCGAACTGTTTAACCGCCCATTCTTTATCCAAATCATATTCGAATGAGAATGAAGCCGCCTCTGTTTCGGTTTCATACCAAGCATCAACACATTCGCCAAAGTTGCCCGTGCTATCCGCGTCCTTGTGATCCGCAGGGACTTCACAGTCATTGATTGCCGCCATATTGATGTCGTAATCTCCCCACGTTTGCCCCGCTTCATTTATCAACGACTTGATGTTTACAAGGTCGTGACGTTTGCCGCTTAGGTAAGTAGCGAACTCCGTTCCATCATCACTCCATCTTGGGAAGAAAGAAGTTAAATGCGTATCGGGGTTTTGCTCCTTGCCTAGCCAATAGTCAACATCGTGCGCAACCGTTTCGCCAATGCTCC